AAAATTATCTAGCTTGACTTGACAGCTACATGTGTTATATAATTATGCAGAGGGTGTTAATGATAACTTAGGTACGATTATACCATTTCCTTCATATCTTCTATCACCAGAATGTCTACCAGTTAAAGGAATAGCATTCTCAGAAAACTCTCTTATATAATCATCTTTATGTTCTAGTTTGTATATTTTTCTTTGCTTTTTACTTAGAGATAACAGTAATGCTGCACAACCAACAGCATAAGGAGTAGCCATGCTAGTACCTGTCAATCTGGCATATTTATTACCCGGTGCTGCACTAATGACATCCTCTCCCGGTGAAACAAAATCAAGAGTATCTCCACAACAACTAAAATCAGATACTCCTAGAGAATGATTTATAGAACCTATAGCTATCGTTTCTAAAAATTTAGCAGGATAGTTTATGTCGATTCCATTTCCATCGTTACCAGCTGCACAAAAAACTATAACTTTATTATCTCTTGCGTATCTTAATGCATTTTGTAAAGCTCTTGAAGGATAAGGGGAACCTAAGGACATTGTTATTATTTCTGCTCCATGATCTACTGCCCACATCACACCATTAGCGACATCTCTCATAGAACCACTACCATTATCTCCTAAGGATTTAATAGGTATTATTTTAGTTGCAGGAGCTACACCAACCATTCCGTAACTATTATCTATAGCTGCTATTGTACCAGCCACATGTGTGCCATGACCTTGTACATCTTGAGGGTTATGATTATTATCTACAAAATTTCTTCCAGGTAGTAAATTGTCTTTTATATCTACATGATTTAAATCACATCCTGTATCTATAACAGCTACCGTAACATTCTCTCCTCTTGAGTGTTTCCAAGCATCTTGAACATTAAATCTTTTGATTGCCCAAGGTAAAAATTGTATATCATGTGGACTTAAACCATATAAAGGTTGAGAAATATGTGGTAAAAGTTTACATTCTCTTCTGTTCATTTTGTATCCTTTTCTAATATTAATTTAATTAGTTCTTTTGTTTTTTCAACCCATTCGATATAATCACTTACTCTTGTACTACACCCAGTATCTCCATAATCAGAATCACTCTTACCATCTGTAGCGTATACATACGAATGAATACCTGCTAACTTTTGATCAATAAATAATCCACCCCCACTATCGCCGGGAGCTATTAAAAATTCTAATTCTGTTTTTTCTGCTGTATGTACAGAATATTTTAAGACGTTCTTTTCTGTACCATCAATAATATTAGAACCAGCTCGTCTACTATTATCAAATGTACTACTTATCCAGCCAGTATTAAAATCTCCATGATGACCCCAACCAGATAATCCACAAACTTTACCGGTCTCATCTTTATCAGAATATAGTTCAGGATAGAAATCTAGCTTTAAGGGTCTAGCTAATCTAGCTATAGCTATATCATTATAGCCTATATTATTAGCATCATACTTACCGTGTACGGCTACTAAAGAACATGGATAAGCTTCATTCTTATATAAAACATGTTGTGTTATTGTGCCATGAACAATATGTGCAGCGGTTAATATGTGATATTCATCTATAACTACACAAGATGCTCTAAATTGACTATTTAATTTATCCCCTAAAACACCGACGATAGGCAATACACATTCATACTTTTTGCCATATTCAACATATTTAGCATCGGAAACAGAAGGGTCGATAGTGCCGCAGTACGCCTGAACAGGCATAAGCAACAAAAGTGCAAGGATAAGGTATTTCATCAAATACCCCTTTCATTTGAAGGGTTTTCTTTTTACCTTATTATAATACACCTTAGAATCTTCTATTACATTTACATTCCAACTTTTATAATTCATTAAATGTCCAAAGATAAAATGACAGTACTTATCACATAAAGTAATTAGGTTATCTGGGTCTAACTCTTTAGACGGATCTAAGTGAACCGGCACAATATGATGAACTTCCGGCCTTTTTTTAGAACCACATGCTTGACAATAAGGCTGTTTTTTGATATGTTCTTCACGCAGCTTAGACCAACCCGGCGATCTAACTGCGTATCTTACTTTTTTACTAAAAGGCCACATTATTCTAATATGCTTGCGGCTATCAAGCAACCCTTAGATACTGAGTGTAGGGGGTCTTCGGCGTGCTTGACTACTTCAATATTAAGTGGAAAATCTGCTTCTAATAATTTTTCATGCAGTTTTTCTACATAGCCATCAGCTTTTGACGTACCTCCAGCAACAACAATTCTAATATCATCTTTAAATTTAGGTAAAGATTTATGGCCAGATAATGCTGCCGATAGTTGTTTGGCTGTATATTCTATAAGTCTTTCGTAGTAAGAGGCTACTGCACTTAGTACAGGACTATCATTGGCTTCTCCGACTTTAAACTTACCACCTTCTTTTTCTACTTGAACCACACTGTCTGGTTCTCCCGTAGCAACTGCACTCATGCGGTCTACCCAATCGCCTGACTTGGTAGTACTGAAGACTACTGTTGGTTCACCATTTAACATAACACACACGTTAGTCATACCAGCACCACAACTGATGCCGATACCTGTATAATCACAACTTTCTAGTTCAGCATAACATAATGCTTCTGCTTCATTGACTGATCGGGCATCGTAACCTACTTCTGATAAAATAGTCTTAACTACATCTTCATGGTAACCAACATCAAAATCATCATCTTCTTGATCTACAGGTTGAGCAGGAACACAGAATACTAATTTCTCGCCTTCTTTTTTAGCTTTGCCCACAACTTCTTTTAAAATGTATGCTAATATTCTTTTTGCGTCTTTCTCTTTTACAGATACTACTCCACGATACATAGGACGACGAGCCGTTTCATTTCTTTCTACTGCTTTTTCTATAGCATCTTTACCTAAAATTACAAACGAACCGTCTGTATCTTTAATAAATATTTTGCCTTTCAAACCTTTCTCTACCATTTTTGCTGCAATAGGAGTTGTCGGTTTGATTACATAAAATGCATCTCTAAAATCTTTAAATAATATATCATCTCCCTTATAGGATGAAGCAATGATAAAACTTGTGCCTACATCTAATCCAATCATATTATTTACCTTTCATACTTTTTAGTTTATTTACTGAACTTGATATATCGCTTTTGACTTGTTTAGAGTCTGCTATTTTATCAAATTTTTTCTCTAGTCCATCAGTGTCAACTTTCAAGACTACTTTAGTGTCATCTATTTCTATTGAATTATTTTTTTGTGTTGGTTTACCTTGACTTTTCAAAAAACTTGTAGGGGCCGCAAAATCTTGCAGACTACTACCTCTTGGTAAAAATAGGTATCCAAGCCCTGCTCCTAGTGAGAATACCACAATGTAACTACACACTAACACGGAACATACTATAATTGTCGAAGTATCCATAATTACTTTCTATATTTATCCATATTAGAATACCCCGTAATCCTCTTAATTTCCTTACCTTTACTGTAAAATATAGAGTAGGGTACTTTATTTACACCGTATTTACCTGCTAATTTAGGGTCTTTATCTATATCTATAATACAGATAGTAGTATCTTTGAATAAATCAGAGTATTTTGTTAGATCACTTTTAAGATTTTTACATGGCCCACACCAACTTGCAGTAAAGATTAAGATCAAATCTTGTTTTAATGCAGTTGATACTTTTACAGCATCTTTGTAATCAGTCTTAAAAATAGGTGGATTAGCATTTATTGTACTAGTAAAAACACAACACAATAATGCAATAAATATATTTTTCATAATAAACTCCTTTTAGATTAATATATAATACACTTAAATGAACTTTTTGGTTAAGAGTGTATATTACAATTAGGAGATGACCTATAATGAATATACAAGGAAAAATCTGGGGTTCTACTCAATCATTGTTTTTAAAAAACAACGTAGAGATACACAGGATAGAGGTGAACGAGGGAGGATACTGCTCTAAACATAAGCATGACCATAAATATAATGCTTTCTTTGTTGAAAAGGGACAATTAAAAATTATTATTTGGAAAAACGATTATGATCTTATTGATGAAACAATTATATCTGATAAACAAATGTCAGTTATTAAACCACAGGAATACCATAAATTCATAGCGTTAGAAGATACTGTTGCATACGAGATATACTGGACTGAATTAGATTCTAATGACATATTTAGAGAGAATTGTGGTGGAAGTTAAAAGATTTTTTATGTTTGCTAATCGTTATAAAAGACGATACGGTGATCTTGACAATTTTTTATATAATCATCCTGACTATAATGATAGTTCAGTTTTTATTTTATTTAACAGAATGCTGCCTGTCAGTTTTGATTCAGTTAAAAACTTTAAAAGAAAATGGATTTATTTTAGATGTTTATTTGGTAAAGATAAAGTTCTTACATATATGGATTTAGATTTGTTGAAAACCATAGATTTTGAAAGATTTTACAGTATACCTGAATGTTCATGCGACAATCATAAAGATAAAGAATATTGTAAAGTTTTCTTTGAGTTGATACATCAAAAAGACATAGATATTTCTAAATTATTCCACAGTGAGATTGATAATAATGAAGAACACAAATTACTTTTTGAACAAGTTAATTCAGCACATAAACCTTGGGATAGAACCAGAAATTTAAGTTCTGGACTATGGACTTATGTATATCTAAAAACAATTTTTCCGAAATCTAAATTCACCTTAATAGGATTTAATGCTGATATTAGTCCTAAAAACCATGAAGCTATTGTAGAAAAAGAATACTTATTACAACAGGTAAAACAACACGACATAGAATTATTTTGTTCATTTAATATTACCTAAAATTCTACCTTTTTGTGTCCTAACTACATAACCCATGCGAACCATGTAGGGTTCAATACTATTCTCTATCGTTTCTGTCGCTATGCCGGTCATACCAGACAGGCTTTTTAAACCAAGAGGGTTGAGCCTATTACTTTTTAACACGTTGATGTACGCTATGTCATTACAGTCAAAGCCATTCTTATCAATCCCTTGACTCTTAAATATTACATCAATATCTTTTTCTTGTGGATAATAATCCGTATAGTTTTTATACCATTGTAGTCTAGCATTTAAAATTCTAGGAGTGCCTTTACTTCTTTTTGCTATTTCTACCATCTCACTATCCGTTAAATTTAGTCCTAGCTTATCAGCATTCGACCCTGCCAGTTTAGCTAATACATCTGGAGTATAAAAGCTAAGATGTTCCTTGATTGTAAAGCGATCATAGAAAGGTTGGCTTAAACTTCCCCCACTAGTCGTAGCACCAACAATGGTAAAGTTAGGCAGGTCGATTGAGTCAGGTTTATTTTGAACCAACATATCAATCCTGAAATCTTCCATAACAGGATATAGAAATTCTTCGACTAATTTAGGCAGTCTATGTATTTCATCAATAAACAAAACTGAACCAGGATCAATACCCATTAAATATGGCATGAGATTTTTGATCGCCCTCACATTTGCTGCGTTAACAGTATAAAGATTTGTGCCTATTTCATTTGCTATAGCACTCGATATTGTAGTCTTACCTAGACCGGGAGGCCCGTCTATTAAAACATGAGGCATAACTTGACCTGAATTTTTACAACCGTTAGTCATTATTCTTAGACGTTCGACCACATCATCTTGCCCGATAATATCATCAAAGGAAGATGGCCTTATAGCATTAGACATAACTTGCTCCAAAATGTTTTAAAGAATGTTTAATCAACTGTGAACAATCATCAGTATTAATTTCATAAAAAGACTGCTTAATCATTGACTCTGCCTCTTTTTCAGCATAGCCTAGACTACACATAGTTTTAACACACTCTCGTACTGTGTCAATAGATATATCATTAGTTGGTTCTATTTCATCTTCTTGATGAGTAGATTTAGCATAGACTATGTTTATATCTGATATAATTTCTGGTTCAATTATATTTCCACAGTAACAGGATCTTGCGTTTTTAATCTTTAGTTCTGATAGAAAGAAATAATGGTCTTGACCACATTCATCACAAACATATTGAAAACTAACTTCACTATAATTTTTAGTCGGTTTCAGGCATTTCTTCATCTGTAAAATTCTCTTTATCTTTTACCCAAAATATAAAATCGTTTCTTTCACTATCAAAAGCTGAATCTACAACACCCTTCTTAACTAATCCTCTAACAATATTAGAAACCATTCTTTGATTTAACTGTATTAAAATTTCATCGTAATCTGCATCTTTCATATATAGTTTTAGTATTTTAGTTTTTTTGTGCCTTCTCTTTCGACAGGATGCCATTAAAATACTTTTTGCTTCATCAAAAGGTAGTAGTCTATCCATCTCAGCTTCATGCTCTGGTTTTATTTTACTAACCTTAGATAAAAAATCTTCATCAGAAAGTTCATCTGATTCATCATCAAAGTTATAATAAATTAACTTTCTACTAAAATTTACTAACTTGTCTATATTCGATACTTCGAGCCATTCATTGTTATCCATATTATTCTCAGTTCATATTGTCAAACAAACCTTTGTAATAATGAGGTTGTTTAAGAAAGTGTGCCGCATGTTCCATGATATGATTCTTCCATTCCAAGTCTAGTTTATCTGAAACAAAATACTTATGTTTCCAAATAGGTTCTTTATAATTATTATTACCTAAATATATTAGATGCTTTGCTGTTTGCTTTGAATCTTTTTTAGGTTGAATTATCCAACTATTATCTCCGTCTTTTACTATATCGTCAATGGCATCCTTCAGCCATTTCTCCCAACTGCTCCAATCAAATTTAAACTTTTGTGGTTCATAATTATATTCAGGATAGTAATTGTATTCATCATCATCCCAATCATCTTGTTCAGGGTCTTCCATGATTATATCTTTCTATAATTATATTAAAAGAGGCCACGGAGTTTTGGAGATTATTTATACCTCCGTGACCTCTCATCACAGGATTGTTATTATTTGAGTTTACTCAAACTCTTCATCATCTTCATCACAATCTTCAAATTGATCCCAGTAGTCCTCTCCATATTCATCATACACTGTAGAGTACTCTTCATCATCAACATAAGAGTCTGCCTCAAATTCAGCCTTATATAAAGGCTTTGGCAGTTCGCCCTGATAAAGACCGACTACTTCATATTTACAAGTACGAAGTTTTTCGCAGTCACAATCACTAGGAACACTAACAACATCTTGAGGATTGATTTTAACAATCACAATATTGTCACCAGCATCTACGCTGCCATAATTTGCTACATAGTTTAATGCTCCAGCATGAAGCCCTTGTGAGCATCCAACCTTACGGTTATCGTCTACCTTTGCTCTACGCATCTCGCAGACCTTACCAACA